CACCACCTAGATTGACATAAGCACGACCTATGCTACCATCAATCACCAAACCTTTTTTGGGATCAGCTTCCATGCCATTCTCTGACATGAAACTTAGGAATTGTTGTTGAACATCTGAACTTAAAGGTCTATCAAAAACCTTGGCTTTTTTACCACTTATCTTTAAAGCCATAATATCATCACTATTGTTATATTTATAAAAAGATGTATAATCATACAAAAATATATCAACATAATCAAATCTTAAAAATGGAGAAATAAAATGGGATTAAAAGTCAGTGAAAATTCTACACAGTTTCAAATACTTGAAGCTGGTGAACATCTTGGTATCTGTTACAGCATTGTCGATGCTGGTACAAGAGAAGAACAGTACATGGATAACCCACCAAAGTTGCGCAAAGTAATTTATGTAACTTGGGAAGTTCCGACTCAGCAAATGGATGATGGCAGTGGTCCATTAGTAACAGGTAAAAAATATACTGCATCATTGAATGAAAACTCTGCTCTTTATAAAGATCTTGTAACATGGCGAGGGAAGCCATTTAGTAGTGATGAGTTGAGTGGATTCGATGTAAGTAAAATGGTTGGAGCACCAGCTAACTTACACATCGAACATTACGAAACTCAAGATGGTAAAACCAGAGCTGGTATCAAAGCAATATTCAAGCCAGATGAATTCAAGATTACCAAAACAATAAACGATCCTGTCGTGTTTGATCTGGATGTTTATTGTGAGTATGTAATTGGTACAACCAACGAACAAACAGTTGGTATGAGTGAAGTCTTTGACAAAATACCAGAATGGCTACAAGAGATAGTTAAAGAAAGTATCGAGTACAAATCAGCAAGTGCAAAAGCACCAGCTAAAGTAGAACCATCACCAACAGCGAGTGGTGGATTATCTGGATTGGTTAAAGATGATGAGGAAGACAACATACCATTTTAGTTTTTGTTGGGGATAGCTTGAATCATCACATTTCTCCGAGTACCTAGAGCTATCCCTAACATTTTATTTAGGAAAATTTATGAGTGATGAGATTAATCATCCTGAGCATTACACTCAGGAAAAAGTAGAATGTATTGATTACATCAAACAACAGCTTGGTGATAATTTTAAATATCATTTAGAAGCATGTGTGGTGAAATACATTCATCGCCATAAACATAAAAATAATTCAATTACTGATTTAAAGAAAGCGCAGTGGTACTTGCAAAAGTTAATTGATGAGTATTGCCAAGATTATAATGAGGATGATAATGGACTTTAAAGAAGGTGTTTACGAAGATTTACCTTTCGAGGAATACAATGAGATACCAGCTTATCGTGCTTCTGATTTAAAAGAGGCTGACCGCTGTATGTTTACATGGAAGCACAAAAAAGGCTTTAGTGAATCACCAGCTTTACTAGAAGGCAGAGTACAGCACACTGTATTTCTTGAGCTACATAACTTTGATAAAGAGTTTGTAATCTCGCCTAAATTTGATCGTAGAACTAAACTAGGTAAGCAAGAGTTCGAGGATTTTGAAAATAGTATAGGTAATCGCACTGCCATCACACAAACCATGTATGACAATTGTATGGAGCGCAGAGAAGTAGTGAGTGAGTTCATACCCAAGCCAGAACACAAAGTCGAGCTGACAATTTGCTTTATGTGGAATGGACATCCATTCAAATCCAGATTGGATTGGTATGATGGAGTCAGACCTTGGGATCTAAAAACCTGTCGTGATGGTTCACCAAGAGGATTTAAAAGTGCTATCAATGGCTTTAGATATCATATGCAAGCATCTTTGTATGTCGATGCTTGTAGAGCAGTTGGGTTGCCAGCTGATGGCTTTTCATTCCTAGCACAAGAAAAAATACATCCATACCCATATGCTGTTTATGATCTTACACCTGAAGCATTGATGTATGGTCAATCTAAAAATGAACAAGCATTGAGTAAAATCCTTACAGCAAAAGAAAATGGTATTTATGAGCCATACAATATATCAGGTGTGCAGACTATTGATTTAGATCAATTATGGTAAACCATTTTGATGTAGGTATTCTACTCTAGCTCTATCATACAGCCAGAATACCAAAAGATATCGATCACCTGATTCTACTGGTAACCCTTTGTGCATCATATGGAAGGATGGAAACATCAATGCATGTCCAGTGGGCAATGGATCTATCTTTCCATAATTATGAAATTCTGTACCACCACCTTTGTAATCTCCAGTGTTAAGTGGGACAACAACAGTTATGTCTGACGAATCATCATGATGAAATGCGCCTTGTGATTTATCTTTAAGATTGTAGTTTGCTAATTGTATAGTTCCAATGTTTGCACAATGTCTTTGCCACAAACTAAAAAATATAGGATTCAAAACTGTTTGAACTATGTACCACATGTTCCTGTATAGATCTGGTAATTTCTCATGCAATATAACTTCTGGTATTTGTCTCAAAGTATCTTCTGAATCATTAGTTTTGAAATCCATGTTTTTAATTTCATCCACTAGCATTCTGCAAAACTGTCTCCTGAATAAAGGAACTTTGTAAATATCAGGGTGAATCTTTTTTATTATTTTATTGACTGGAGTTTTTGCAAGTTTATCTGTGCCAAGACTGGCATTGAACTTGGTTATCATCGGCAATGAATCTTGAACTTTATCATAAGTATTTTGATTCACACACCAATGAGATTGCATTGATAGCATATAATTTTTTATGTTATGTTTTGTCACAGAAATTATGATAGCATTTTTTTAGACAAAAAAAACCCCAGAACAACTTGGTGTGGAAAGATTGAAGGAGCAATCTACAAGTTGTCTGGGGGAAACCTATACTGGTTTATTTTACAATTTATTTAATCTTGTTGTAAATAAATAAAGCTATGAAGAAATAAAAACTAAGACCAAATGCCATTTCTTGCATGTCAATTATCCATGCTTCTCTGGCTATCAGATCAAGAAGATAAATTTCTTCTTGTATCATGAGATTATATATCTGTTTGATCTGGCTTCATCAGCATACTCACTCAAAGTTTTATCTGGAGTGAATGAGATATCACGCTCAATGCTCAAACCAAATGGTAGTTTAAGTGACTCCAGTTCTTTCAAACTGACATAGCCTAACTCTGGTGAGCCATGACCTAAATCACACAAGCCAAACAAAGTGTCATGATCATTCTTGATTTCTGATATTAACCAAGTACCACTACCAGCTGGATTAAATAACTTCAGCCATGGTTTATTATCAGCGTTATCTCTTGGGTTACTTTTGAGCTTACCCATTATCTCTTTAGTGATTAGTTTCACTATGCTTCTCCTTCTATTTCTTCCATAAACTCTGGATTTATATCCCATAATTCATCAATACGATCATAGTCAATCGTGGCTTTTTTTAGAATCGTAGTTCTACCATAACCATCAATAACCTCATTACCTTTTTCCTCTAATGTCTTGATGATTCCTGAATCTAAAAATGTGTTTACAAACCACCTTCCTGATGATCCCTCTAGCTTTAAAAATAATCCATTGTTGTAATTGTCTAAAGCAGACTCATAAACATTTTTTTCCATCACTTTCTCCTTTCTGTCAATTGACAGTATTATTCCAGCCATCACCTTCATCCCAATTCATATCATCGTTGATGGCTTTTTGTTCATGGTACATATCATCAATATAATTTCGATTGTAATATTCTAAAACAGAATCGACTTGTCTCTTATTTCTGCAAACTCTAGTCTCTATCTGAGGTCGATATCCGACAAATTCTTTGTTCTCTAGTTTTTGAAGGAAAACTTGTGCTTGATCCATTTCAAGAAATGCTTGCTTATCAACTCCATCACTTACAATATAAACTCTAATTTTTCTTTTAGGCATTACGCTATCTCCTCAGATGAGATTTCATACCCACCTTCATAATTTAACATTCTTAATATTGTTTCTTTGCTTGTATCTATTTTTACTTTTTCAATCGTTACATAAAAAGTATCAGCAGTTTCAAGATCGCCATATTCTAAAAAGTGCTTCATAAGATATTTCTTTTGTAACATTCTAGCTTCTTTTAGTGTTGCCACATATCTTCTAGGGCATTCATTAGTATTACTACCTTCATCTACATGATATACAATCATTACGATGCCTCTCTATTAATTGCTCTATTCATTCTCTCAGCCAACACTGCCATGTGACAACCATCACAACATCTACCATCCACAATTGGTTGAGCATTATGTCCACCATTCCAAAATGGTTTGCCATTAAAGTCTCTTTCTATTTCGATAGGACCATTACATATATCACAGTATTTAATTTCCATTACGATACCTCACTTATTGCGATTACTGAAAAAGCTACCAACTGGGGTAGGATTACAAGTTTGAAGAAATTTACAAACGCTTGAATCTCAGCTTTGTATTTCATTTTTTGCTCCTTTTTGTTTTTAAATATACTTTCCACATAACTATTGTACAAAATTTTGTAAAGAAGTACAACTATTAGTACATTAATATATCAATATTTATACATTTTTATAAGTTATTGTTTTATATAGTATTTTTAATATATTATGCATAATCTTGTGTTTATAGTTGCAAATGTGTCGAAATTTTTATAAAATATGCGCAAACTTATATAAAAAAAATAGGCTATGTTATGGAAGAAGTTATAAGACAAAAACAATATCCGAAAGGTAGAAAAAGTCTTGCTGTTGATTTAGATACATATAATCTATTGCAAGAGATTTGTTCTATGGAGCGTAGATCAAAAGTTGATCAACTTAGATTGATGATTGAAGTTAAGCACAATGAGTTAACTGCTTCAGATAAAAAAATAGCTACTGGATAAATATGTTTAATAAAAAAGAAGTCAAGAAACAAACACCTGTTTCTTATGAGATCGCTCACCCTAGTGAAGTAGTAGATTTGTTTGGTAAGCTCAACTTACATCATCAAACTGCATTACTTCGTTTGATATCAAGAAACTTAGTAGTCACCATAAATGGTGAGAGTGCTATGGGATATGAAATGAATTTTGAAGTGAATGGTGCTTTGATTGAAGCTGATAACTTAGACCAAACCAGCGAGTCCTGATCTTCTCATTGCTAACTCACGATCCTGTGGGTTAGGCAATACAGTAGGTGACATAGCTGTGTTTATGTCAGGTTGTGTTGGGAATGCTGGTACATTCATTAGAGATGATGTTGTATCTGGATTAACGCTGTCTATTTGATTGTTTATACTTTTATTTTCTTGTTGTTGCCTAT